AGTGCCGGCGCATTCATTGCCGACGCCCAGAGCCTGTCCGCATCGATTACCGGTGTTGAGGTTCCAGAGGATTTGCAAATCCTCTTTGATGAATCGGGTGAGGGCCGTGCCGGCATCGCGGGCGCCATTCTGGACGGCGCCGCCTTTTACGAGGCAGAGCACGGCGTTGAGCCGACCGCAGACGTATTGCAATGGGCTATTCATCAAGCCTACGCAACCTCAGAAAATGCGCGCTCCAGGTACAAGCTCGACTCGGCGTCCAACCTGGCGCACGATCCGATGTCCTTGCAGCAGAACCGTGCCGTGATCTCGATTACGGCCGCCATGGCTGAAGCCATTCCTGTGGCGAACTACCTGCCAGCCGATATCGGCTCCAACGAAGCGCCGTTGGTCATCGTTTCGCACGAAGCTGGTAGCACCTTCGGTCACTATGGGGCCGGCGACTTGATGGACGGCGTCCTGAGCGGCCGGGCCTATACCTCAGCACAGCGTACTCACCTGTTGAAACGTACCGGTGACGATTTCGGCGGCAAGGTCACGCCGATTCAACTGACGGCAGATACCTGCGATCAGGATGCGCAATCGGCCAAGCTGCTTAAGGGCCGCACGATCATCTACATCAACGGCTTGCCGGTGGCGAAAGAAACCAGTGCCGATGCGCCGGCTTCCGCCTCGCCGATCAGCGGCTATGTCCGCCTGGACGGTACATTGTTCACTGTGTCCGGTTCGATCAATTCGGACACCGGTGCGGTGAAAGTGACAACTGTACCGGGCTTGCCAGCGAATACGCCGGTCATTGCCGAAGCGATCATCGATTTCGAGAATAACAAAGGAATCATCCCGATCGTCAATACTATTGCGACGCGCTTTATTCTCCGTGCTTCGCCATGGAAGGCCAACGCCTTTGTCTCGACCGATAGCCAAACGCAGATGGCCAATGAAATCGGTCTGAATCCCATGGGCGAGTCTATGCTGGCCATTCGCAATCAATTTGCCAATGAGCGCCATTACCAGGTGTTGGAGAAGGCCGCGCGGATTGGCGCCAACAACGCCACGGTCTGGGATTTCAAGTGGGATACACAAGGTCTGGAAAAGACCCGCGCACAGATCTGGCAGGACGGCTCTTGCATCCTCGGTGCGGCCAGCCAGCAGATGGCCGAAGACACCATGGATCACGGCATTACGCATTTGTACGTCTCCAAGAAGATGGCGGCGATGATCCAGGGCTTGCCGAGCACCTTGTTTGTCCCGTCAGGTGTGACTGCCCGTCCTGGCATCTATCGCGTTGGTCGCCTGTTCGGTATGTACGAGGTGTACTACTCGCCGCGCATCGTGGACGTGGACCATAAGACGACCCGCATTATCTGTATCGGTCGCTCGACCCAGGTGGCGCGTAATCCGTTTGTGCTGGGTGACGCTGTGGCGCCGATGCTGATTAACATGAATGCCGACGAAGACCAGCGCTACAAGCAAGGCTTCTATGCGCGCAACTTCACGGCGGTCAATCCGCATCTCCCGTCTGCCATGGGATGCGCCGTCATCGAAGTAATCAATCTCGACTAATCCACCTACACCGAAGGAGCAGCACAAATGGCAAGTACATTACATTTGGGCGCTTCTTCCCTGACGGGGAAGAGCGTCAATGCATTGGTCGAAGAGGCATTCGGGACATTCGAGTTTCCTCTTGCCTTGCGACTTACGAATAACACACCGCGCTACCTGGTGTTTCCGGATATCCGGGCCGAGCTGAAGCCGAATTTAAGCGCGCCAGACAACCAGATCGATGTCACGTTCAAGGATCACGCCCAGCTGACACGTTTTGCGTCGGATGTGGATTCTCTGTCTGAACTGAACCAATGGGCGGAAGCAATGGCACTAGATGCGTTGGACGACGGCCAGTCTGACGAGGTGGCCGCCAAGGCTCCCGCCGCCGGCAAAGGCCAGAAAAAGGCCGCGACTGAACCGAAATCGCCGGCAGACACTGCGGCGGACGACGCGGCCAATACCGACAAAAAATAAGGATCTTCTATGTCTACTGCTTTTAACCGGCAGCTTGGCTCTCAATCGGGCGTGCAATTGAATCCTTTGCGGGATATGACCGATGGCTACGCGCCGGATAATTCCGATCAGGTGTTCGGCATCGTCATGCGCGCCACACGCGGGCGCATCGACAAGCCGTTCCGGGTCAATCGCGGCAATTTCCAAAAGAAGTTGGGCCGCGGCGAATCGTTGCGCGCATCGGCGCTCAATGAGGCGCATATCCACGTCTATGAAGCTCTGCAAAAGGGTGCAGCCTCGGCGGTGGTGCAGCGGCTGACGACCAGCACCGCCGTGCTGTCGGCTATTATCGTGACCCAGCCGGAGGCGCCGGCGACTGATCTTGTTTTCAGTGTAGCTACTGCCGTACCGACCGATAAGCCTTTTTTGTTGTCTGTAAAGCATCTTGAATGCTACAACGACGGCGTGGTGATCGAGTTGCATGCGGATGCAGTGATGGAGAATGGCGCGCCCGTCGCTAATCGCCTGGTGACACTGCGATTGCGTGATAAGGATCGCAATACGCTATACGAATTTGTGGGATCGCTCAATCCGGACGCCCTGGACGACTATCAGCAAAGCGCTTATCTGCCGGATGTGGTGGAGCGCACGACCGACAACGTTGAGGTGTTGGTCGGTGGTGGCGCCCAAATTGCGGCTACGTCTAACGCGTACGGGCGGGATACTAATGGCCGGCCCAAGTTCGCCATTTCTCCGGTAATGACCTATTTTACCGAGGGCAGCATCGCCTATGGTGTACCAGATTTTGCGCGCGCGCGGGATCTGCTGCAGAAGACCGAACACGACTACGCCTATATCGTCAGCGGCGGTTCGCACGCGCCGGCGCTGCTGTCTGCCTTGGCCCAGCTGGCCTATGACACCAATCGGCAGTTTGCTTGGGACGTGCCAGGCACGCTGTCGCCGGAAGCGGCGATTGCCTTCATTGCGCAGCTGAACTTCGATTCCCACTACTGCCAGGCGTACTGGGCGCCGTTGAAGTCTGACGACCCGCTGGGCTTGAATGGCAAAGTGGTGCTCGGCACCTCGGCGTACAACGTGGCACGGCGCTGTTTGCGCAATGCCCAAACGGATGCCAATGGCTTTGCGCCAAAAAACTATCCGATTGCCGGTAAAAACTGGCCGCTGGATAGAACGGGCATTGTTCAGATTCATACGCCTGACGACGATTTGAGCGATCTGGCCGATGCCAAGATCAATCCGGTGATCTACGTCAAATACAACGGTGGCGGCAAGTACGTGTTCAGTGATTCGCTGACCTGCGCTAAAACTGCGGTCTCCATGAAAAAGCTGATCTCGGTGGCTGATATGTCCAGCTCGATCGATGACTGGGTTACGCGCTTTGCCAAAGAAGCGTTGCAGTTACCGATGGAAGTATCCGTCAAAAAGACCGATGCATTCCTCAAAAAGCTATTCAAGGATGCCAAAACGGCGAAATGGATCGTACCTAGCGTTGAGATGGACGGGGAAGCGTTTCAGTACGTGGTGCAGCCTAATGCACTGCGGCCGGCGGATCGCATGGACGTGTCCTATTCGTTGAAATACGACGGCACGAATCGCCAAACGTTCGTTACCCAAACACTTTCCCGCTAATCGGGCTTTATAAAATGAAAGGAAGAAGATGAGTCATTTAGCTGCAACAGCGATCCGCAATACCTTGTTTGGTAAGGATGTTGCACACAAAAACCGGCAGACGGTGCTGGATTCGGCATCCGATGACGAAGGCGGCAATGCCGCGGCGGATTACGCCGCGACACATATAGCGCTAGGCGTGGCATCAACCATCCAGGAATGGATTGAAACCGATGATCTGGATGAAGACGAAACCTTGGCTGATCGCCTCCTGGCGAATATGGTCGGTCTGGTGGACGCGAACAAGGACGGCGAGCTGAGCGACGACGAAGCCGACGTGCTGGAGACAGCATTGGAATTCGCCTGGGACTACCTGGCTGAGAAGGGCGTCTCGGATGAGGATTGCAGCAAGCTCCTGAACGATTGGGACGAAGCAGCAGCAGACCGGATCCGGGATCTTCTGGCTGTTAGCTTGCCGGATGGCGATGATGCATCGAGTGCCGATATCGACAATTTTGTGTTTGGTGACGAGGGCAGCGACGCAGTGCTGGACGCTACCTACAAGAAGCGCATGGTGATCCGCAAGGGCAAGAAGGTACGGATCAATAAGCGTATCTCGGGCCGGGTCCGCCTGACTGCCAAGCAGAAAGTCAGCATTCGCAAGGCGCAGATGAAGGCGCACACGGCCAGCGCCACCATGCGCCGCATGAAGTCGATGCGGCTGAATCGGAAGATGGGCTTGAGCAAGTAATCGTTCTCAACTTGAATTGACACTTCAATACAGCGGGCAGCCAGGTGAATCGGCTGCCCGCAATTTTATGTCAGGCGGAAATATGGCAGCACCAGGGCAAGGTACGACGGCAGACCAGCAAATCCTCGGTTCCCAGTGGTTAGGGCTCTCGGATCATTTGATTGCCAAAATTTATCCAGTTGACAATAAGGGGCTGCGCGCGGGGCAAGAGCAGATAGAGGTACACGCACCGGTGACCGCCGGCGGCAATATGGAGGCGACCTTGAATTGGCAGTCGCCATTCGAGCAAAGCAGCCCGGATAGCAAAGCGCCGGCCCTGATTGCCATGCTGCAGTCGGGCGCGCTCGTGCCCGGAATGAACGATTTTTACTCGTTCTTCGGTTGGAAGTCGAAGTCGACGTCGGGGAATGCCGATGTTGGCACCATAGAGCGCAATATCAAGAAATTTGAAGGTCGCACCGGTATCACCAAATTGAACTCGACGCAGATTTTTACCGGCATGCCACCCATTAAAATCAATGTTTCCCTGGTGTTCCGCGCGTTCAGCGATCCGAAAAGGGAGGTGGCGGCACCGCTGCAGCAGCTATGGGCCTGGGCGCTGCCGCAGAAACTCAGTGGCGATAGCCTGGTTGCGCGTGCCGCCGGCGGTGGCGATGGCATCGACGGGGCGATCAACAGCATGTTCCCGTCCGTCGCGCCGCAGCTGATCGGTTTCCAGTACAAGCAGCGGACCTTGGCGCCCATGGTGATCGAGACGATCGGCGAGCCCATCGACGCGCCCATCGATCAGGATGGCTATTACACCGAAATTACTATTCCTTTAACGCTGGCGACCCTGACCGCGCTGGACCGCGACGATCTGAAGAAGATCATGGGGCCAGGTTCCTATTCGTCCAATTAACTAAGGATTCTCGAATCATATGATTGCTTTCTCACCTCTCAGAACACGCCGCCTCGCCGTTAAGCTGCGCGAGCTTTCCATTGTGAATGCCGGCGCACTGGCCGCCGTGCCGCCCGAGCGTTTTGAAGAGTCGACAACGACTTTCTTGAAAATGGTCATCGAGTCAGCCGATGCGCCGACGGAGCGCCATGTCACCGATCCGAAAAACTGGACAGTGCAGGAGCGCATGCTAGTCGTCGGCCACTACCTGGCCCACACCACAGGAGAAGAGGGCGGTGGGGCCAATTTCATGCTGGGCGACGGCTATTACATGGATTACCTGAATGTCAGCCGCGACACGCCTGATTTCCCCATCGCCCTGGGCAGTCATGGCGGCGACGAATGGCAAATATCCCCGGTGACTGGCGCATTGGCGGAAGCCATCGAACAGCTACACGGTCATATTCCGAAAGTCGCCGGCCAGTTGCATTGGATGCTGGGCGCCATGGCCGCGCAACTGTCACGCGTGGGTGAGCTGGCACCAGATCCGGTGTCGGATTCTTTGAACTATCTCGAGTGGCTGAAAAATCGCATGCAGATTATCAGCGAATACCCGGAATCGGAATTCTTAGGACTGTATGCCATGCGTCACCGCGGTAACAAGCTGCTGATGCATTTCTTTGAGACGGTTGAAATTGACGAAGGATTCGTGGCATTACCACATGAGGGATCGGAGGCTGAGTCGTTGCCTCCGGCCCGATTTCCAGTTTCAGCCTGCGTCAGCGAGTTCGCGAAGAGAGTTACTGGAAAACCTGCGCAATATGGCAGTTAGCTTGAGTTTATATTCAAGCACCTCGTACCCGGAGGCAATGCGCATGGGGATCTCGGATGCACGGGATTTCCTGGAGTCGAAGGCGTTTGATACGTGGGTGAAGAATCGGGAGCTGGAGCAAAAGGTGCAGCTTGCTTTAGTAGGACGTCTGGATGGGGTTATCAAGGCGATAGGGTCACTAGGTAAGGTAATTAGCCGATAGGAGCAATGTGAGGTACCTGCCGGCGCAAATCATTGATGGGAAGACGCATGGCAGAACCGACAAGCACCCTAGCGGCAGTATGGCTGGGGGTCACGAAATACCTGTTGCCGCTACTGCCGGGGGCGGTGGGGTCGGCGGTTGCCCTGAAATTTCTAGGGGACGGCTTGAACTGGTGGCAGAAGCTCTCCAGTTTCGCCGCCGGCCTCGCATGTGCTGTCTACATCGCACCGGTGCTGATCGAGTGGTTCGCTATTACCGGCGCGCGGACCCATTCCGGTATCGAGTTCCTGGTTGGTTTGTTTGCGCTGGCCACTGCGCGCGAAGTATTTAAGGAAATTAACGAAGCGGACATCATCGGCACGTTGAAGCGCCGCTATCTGGGAGCAAAAAATGATTCAACTAATTAATTCGCTGGCTAACCTGGTGCTGCTGATGTTTTGCTTGTGGGCAGTCCTGAATAAGCATCTGGAAACGCAGGTGCTGGGGACTTCCGCATTATCTCTGGTGGCGCTCACGTCCTTTGTGAATATCATGCGGCCGGATGCCTTTGGCTTTTGGAGCGAACAATCTGAGGTGGTGTCGAATGTGGCTGTCGCTATTCTGGCCATATGGTTCTGGCGCCGGTGGCATCAATGCAACTGCCTGGGGAAACGATGAATCTGTCCACCTCCCAGCTCTCAAAGGCTTTGCTGATCCCTACCGCGCGTGCAACGGACTGGACGGCACCGATCAATGCGGCGATGGCCGAATTCGGCATCAGCACGCCGGCAACGCGTGCGGCATTCATTGCGCAGATTGGCCATGAAAGTGCCGGATTGTCTCGATTGTCGGAGTCGTTTGATTATTCGGTGCAAGGGCTGCTTGCCACCTTTGGCAAGCGTATTGCCGTCTATGCCGCTGAACTTGGTCGCCAGCCTGGAGAAAAGATGGTGCCGCTGGAACGCCAGATCCGGATCGCCAATATCGTCTACGCCAATCGCTATGGTAATGGCGATGTCACTTCCGGAGATGGCTGGCGCTATCGCGGCGGCGGCCTGAAGCAAGTTACGTTTCGGGATAACTACGCAGCATGTTCGGCTGCACTGGATGTTGATTGCGTCGCTGTCCCGCAGTGGCTTTCCATGGACAGGGCGCTCGCAGCCCGCTCGGCGGGATGGTTCTGGCACTCGATTGGAGGCAATGCCTATGCCGATAGGGGTGATTTTGATGGATTGTCGACGCGTATCAATGGCACCGGCATCACGGCTGAGAGCCTGGCCGCGCGGCGCGCGCGCTGGGTGGCGTGTAAAAGTGCCTTGGGGGTCGTATGAGCCTTTTGAAAGAGGTATTGCCTTGGTGGGCGCGCTGGTTAGCCCTTGTTTCGGCTGCTGCTGTGTTCGGGACGATCTGCTACAACAAAGGCAAGCAGAACGAGGGGGGAAAACACATTGCCTATGTCAATCAGCAGGCCGAGCGTTCAAACAAAATCGCCAAAGCACAGCAGGTTGTCGTCACGCAGACGCAATTCAAATATGTCGACCGCATCAAGACCATTTACATCAAAGGAGAAACCATTGAAAAGCAAGTGCCGATCTACATCACACAAGCGGATAACGTTCGCTTTGCTGTTAATGCTGGCTTTGTGCGCTTGTACGACGCCGCGTGGTCAGGTGACGATCCCGGACTTGCCGCCGATTCTGATCGAGAACCCGCCGGAATTTCGCTTGCTCAGGTCGCCGCCGTCAATGCAGGCAACGCAACCAGTTGTCGCGCCTGGCGAGAATTGGCATTAGGGCTACGCGAGCATTACATACATCTGCAAGCTGCCACAAATGTGACCAAACAATTTTAGTGTCGGTTAGACGCCAATCGATTGTTGGGACAGCTGACAGACGGAACAGGAGGTGCTCAGGCGCGTCGGGACGCCGCCCTCTGCTAGTTTGTTGCGGCAGCACTTGCATCGCCTCAAGCCGCGTTATACGGCTTTTTTTATGTCCTGGCATTGTTGTCTTGCCATAAAACGCCATCGACCACGACCTTTCAATCACAATCCCCTAACGCAGTTCGTAAAACTTCTGTCCTTCCAGATCTTTCTGGGCTCAATAGCTAATCGGCTACATTAGTGTGACGAAAAATGACGCCTCTAGCGCCGACGGCCAAAGTTATACACCTAGAAACCGCCCAGCTGATAAAACATTACCGGCAATTATTGTGGGTACTCCGGACTTGCTGGTAACTGTGGCGGTTAAACGGCCAACTTCGTCGAATTTGACATTCATATCTGTGCTGCCTGCGTCGAGATAGTAAGGCCACAGGCCCGTAGGCGCATTTCGTAAAATCAACGCCTGTTCGTCTTCAGTGAACAATGCCGATGATTGGAATTGAATATGCATTCCAGACACGGCTAATAATGCAGTCAAAAATCTCTGCATAGCGCCTTTTTGACCAAATGTAGTTTGCCAACTTATAGGTGAGTCCGGATTCCACGGCAAGCCGTTGGGCGAACTATAGGCGAGTGATAATGCTGAAGATACATACCAGTCACCAGGGGTTGGCGAGAAATTGAGTACCTTGGAAAATGAGATCGTTGCAGATACGTCGCCGGAGGCGAATTTTGAACTCCCTCCTGATGCAGGTGGACTATTGCTCCAAAGTCCCCAGAAAGCAGATTCTGGTGCGGACTTGTTATCGAATACAAATGAAGATGATGTTGCATTGGAAAGCTGCCTCACAAGTTCGGCATAACCTATATTCCATGTTGGCGGCTTGTGCCCCCAATTTACTAGACGTCTTTTGGCTGCAGCGATTGGGTCTAGAGGATTATCACCAGGGATCAAGGAGTTAATCAATTCCGAGTAGACTGTGAAAAATTCACTTTCGCTGGGCGCATAGATTAGTGAATTTGCGGGGATCGTATTAAAAAATTTCCAGAGCGCCGTGTCATCTCTGGCTGGAAGCAAAGCTGGCTGAAGAATCTGTCCCTCTTCGAGGGCATATCCCAACGCAGTCAGTTCTTGCGTGACAAAAAGATGCTGCATTTCATCGAATGAAGCCATAAATTCTGCCTTTCGAATTTGAGGTAAGTGCGTCTTAATACGGTATTTCAACCTCGTTGAGACTATCCATACTCGTTTTAAGACGCCATAGCAGAGAGCGACGCCTCTGGAGGCGTCGCTCAAGCATTATGAGTAAAACTCTTTGGTCAGCAGTTCCGACGCAAGTGCCTCATGACCCAGATACATTGCGGCAGGCAATACAATGCATCCGATAACGACTGGTACGCCATCGGCGCTAGTAATTTTGACGGTCATGCGGCCGCTTGCATCGAACGTGGAGCTCGTACTCGAACCGCCAGAACTACTGCTGCTATAAAACGGCCACAATCCACTACCCTCGTTGCGCTTTATCTCTGAGCGCTCGGCCTCACTAAAGGTCGCTTGCGACTGAACGGTGATGTCCATTCTATTGACGATTAAAAGAGTTGAAGCGAAGCGCTGTAAATTACCTGATGCGCCGAACGTCTTTTCCCAATTTATTGGATTGTTGGGTGCCCACGGTGCTTTGTTAGGATTGTTATATGCCAAACCAAAAGCTGAGGAGGTGTACCAGTCCCCCGGCGTTGCATTGAAGGGTAATACATTCTTAAAGTCAGCGATTACTTCGACGCCACTAGAGGCAAATTTTTCACTGATTGTAGAGGTTGAGCTGCTACTACCCCAAAGCCCGAAAAAACCTGTGTTCCGGCCATTCGTCCAGGTCTTGGATACATCCGTTTGCCAGTTGCTCGCGGAGACATTAAACGATCTGGAGGGAGCCTTCTTTAGCAAAGTCAACATTGTTTTGTAGTTTGGCGAAAAATCCACGTATTCCTCACCAACAGGTCTATACGGCGTCACATTTATCTGAGCTGCGAATACAGGATCAAGCATGGCTGCTGCTAACGCAGATGCTCCCGACACGGCAACTTCTGAACATGTCCCGTTGTACAGGGCCCAATTGCGGAATTGGGTTGCTCCTGGTTTGACGTCCTTTTCTTTTAACGCAGTTTGATAGGTATCAAAACATTGCTGCCCAATGGTAGATTTGAAATTGTTCGGCCCCGACTGTAATGCAGACATTACTCCCTGATAGTTACTCAGAAATTGATTACCTGGGGAAGGGGACGTATTTCCTGTAAGCGATTCAATTGGGAGATTGTTCAGGTAATTCCACAGTAGCTCATCAGCTTGATCGCCACCAGTCAGGGGTGGGGATGGTTGAATCAACTGAAACCTGTCGTTGGATGAATATCCCAATCCTTGTGTCAATGCATTGTAAAAACCTGCCTGTAAATCTACAAAATTCTTTGGATTTGCCATAGTCTTCTCCGTAAGTTAAATCGAAAATCAATTCGAAAGGATTTCTAGTTGGGCGAGTAACTGGCGGTTCCAGAGTTTATGCGGTCTCGAGAGCTACCTATAGGCATGGACAAGTACTACGATCATGCTGAGATATCTATCCTTTGCTTGACCCATTACCCTGACGCCTGTTTGTCATGTTAGCTGTCTGCTCAAAAAAACATACTGGTACTTCTTCCAGTACATGCAGAAAGATGTTGAAGGTCCTGCGGGAGGGGGGCGACTTAGGCACTGATATTTTGATGGGATTTCATGCTACTAAAGATGGTCTCGTTTGACCGGACAGAGAATCCATTTTATAGATGCCTTTCCTAAACTAGATCAGCCTATGACACGCTTCGTGATGTGAGCCAGAATTGGATTAGGCAGGAGAGGTGTCATATGCTTGCAATGCATAAATTTTCGGCTAGTAAAAGTAGTCGTCGTGATTGTATTCCCCTTGTTAGCGGCTATGGGCTACAAGAATTCTCATGCTCCCTCATGAACTGACTACTTTTTTAGGGTTCCATTTTTGGGTACATGAAATCAAGCTGTGATTGCAATATGAAAATTATTTTTCGGCGTACATCAGTCGGAAACCCATGCGAGTTTGTAGCCCGTCTTTGCGTTTCGCGAGATATCGCGCATTCAGTTCGTCAGATCCAAAGTCTTCTGTTTTGTGAAATCCGATACGCTGCAATTTTTGTTGTAAAGAGGTTGGGTCGAAAGAAGTTCTCCAAGGCTCCCCCTGTTCCGTAATGAATCTCTCAATATGATCTCCTATAGCGATTTCCATGGGGCTGAGTAGTGAGCGTTGTACTCTGTAGTCAAATGTAATTCCACTTCCTTTGGGTAACGATGCGACGAATTTTAGTGTTTCAAATATCGCGTCGGTGGAAAGGTAAACTGTGACGCCTAGCCAAGAAAAATATGCCGGTTGATCTGTACGAAATCCGGCTTCCTGTAATTTCTTTTCCAATGATTCTGTTTCGAAATCGATAGCTACAAAAATTACTGATTTTGGGACGTCGATGCATGCTTCTTCCAAAATGTTTCTTTTCCAATTCTGAGTCGATGGATGATCTACTTCGTACACTCGTAATTCCTTACTCTGATGGCTATTTCTGAATGAGAAAGTATCCAAGCCGGCGCCCAGAATGACGTATTGTTCCATTCCGAATTCCATTGATTGACGCAGTTTGTCTTCTGCTAATCTGCTCCGTACCACTAGTCCGGCACGTACGCTTTGGGTGATAGGATCATTAAATTGAGATAGGTCATTTCGGATGCAGGCTTCTGCGCATTGGCCAAGAATAGATAAAGCCAACGGGTCGTTGAATATGACCGGATTATCCAGCAATTGATGTGCTGCCCGAAGCTCCGCAACCCATCTCGCGGACCAGCTCGGTTTGCCTGTCTGAATAATATTTTTTTGTATAGAATTCAT